CGGATCCCGCCCAAATTGTAAGCACTTTCATATATTGCGAAATTGTCAAAACCGCGGTACGCTATAAGGACCGGGAAGGGAGGCCGGGCTTATGGCGTTAAGATCATCGAAGCGCGGGCGCTTCAATGTGTTCGAGAATCTGGGCGAAGTGAGCAAGGATGAGCTGGAGACGCTGCGGGCGGAGACGCGCCGGCTCGCGAAGGTCGCGAACCAGCGACTCGTGAGACTGGAAAAGGAGAGCCAGTTCGGCGTCTCTCCTGCCTATAAGCGGGCGCGGGAGGACCTGCGGAGCGGGTCCGGTGCTCCGCGCAGGCGTTACCGGGAGAACGTGAAGACGGCGAGCCGGCAGGAGCTGATCGACGAGTACCGGAGCCTGCGGGAGTTCGTGACGGCGAAGAGCTCGACGGTAGGCGGCTATAAACAAATAGTCGAGACGCGTTACCAGGATTATCTGAAGCGCGAGGGCCTGACGGAGGCGGATCTGTCGATCGGTGATTATGTCGCCGGCTGGGAGAAGATCACCGCCGGCGAGAAGACGAAGGAGCTCTACTATCGCGCTCAATTCAAGATCATCAAGCAGGCAGCGCAGCGCTGGAACGCGGAGAAAGCGAAGGCTGCCGAAGAAGGACGGGATCCGAAGGGGAGCTATCAGGAGATGCTCTCCGAGGCCATCAAGGAATGGTCGGGGAAGAGTTTTATTCAGACGCTGCGGCAGGAGCACGCGGAGAGTTAAGGAAAGGAGTCACCAGTGCTACGCGTAGAGGACGTAAACGTCTACGAATATCCGGCGGATCTGGTCCCGCTGGATGTTCCCAGGGAGTGCTGCCGGAACCGCTCCAACCAAAAGAGCAGGATCCGGTCGGCGATCATGACACTCGATATCGAAACGACTACAGAAAGCATCGAGGCCGAGGGCGGCCTGATCTCCTACATCTATCAATGGCAGGTCTGTCTGGATGGCCGCGTGATCTTCGGCCGGGACGCGGAGAGCCTCTCCGCTCTCCTGCTGGCCATCTCCGAGACGCTCGGAGGCGACCGGCTGCTCTGCTTCGTTCATAACCTCGGTTACGAGTTCCAGTTCCTGGCGCAGTATATCGCCCGCGATCTGGGGCTCGGGGCGTCTTTGTTCGTAGCTCCGAGAAAGCCTCTTTTTGTCCGCACGGAGTCCGGCATAGAATTCCGGGACTCGTACCGGCTGACCGGTAAGGGCCTCGAGGCTTTCAGCAAAGGGTGCCCTCATGAGAAGATAAAGGAAGCGCTGGATTATCGGAAGGTCCGCCGGCCCTGGGACGAATTGACGCCCCTCGAGCTCTCCTACTGCCTCCGGGATGCCCTGGGACTCTGGGAAGCCTGCCGGCGGCAGATGGAGACGAACGGGGACAACTCCGCCCGGATCCCTCTCACCATGACAGGGTACACCCGGCGCTTCTTTAAGAGAGAGCTCCGCAGCTCATCGAGGTATCACGCGCACATCGTCGACTGGCTGCTGCCGAAGGACGCCTTTGTTGTCGCGCATGAGTGCGGCCGGGGCGGGAACACGCACACAAACCGCTATCACTCCGGCGACGTCGTGCCGGATATGGGCGGAGCTGATATCCAAAGCTCATACCCTGCCCAGCTCATGCTGTACCACTACCCGACCGGGAAAGTATTCCCCTATGGGGAGCTTGTCCGGACGTCCTCGGAGCTCTGGGACATCATCAGCGAGGGCTATATGTTCTTCGGCCGGTTCCGGCTGACGAACGTCCGAGTAAAAGACCGGCATCCGATCCCTGACATACCGCTATCGAAGACTCTCATCCCTGCAGTAAACGCTGCCCTGGATAACGGCAGGATCCTCTCGGCGGATGAGGTCGTGATCTCGATGACGTCGATCGACTTCCAGATCCTCGAGGGCATCTACACCTACGACTCCATCACCGGGACGGACGTCTGGCTCTCGAAGCTGGGGCCGCTGCCGAAGGTCCTCCGGGATGCCGTTTTTGATAAGTTCGCGGAGAAGTCTATACTTAAGTATACCGGCACGGATACCGAAGAGAAAACGAGAGCCTATGATTTATCAAAAGTTGTCGTAAACGGGCTTTTCGGTATGCTATATATGAACCCAGTCAGGGAGGAGGTCGTATTCAACGAGGAGACCATGACCTACGCCATCGCTCCGAGCAAGTTCGAGACCATGACGGAGGACGAGTTTAAGAAGCTGCAGCGGAATTACCCCTGGAGCTATCTCTGGGGCCTCTGGACGTCTGCGCTCGGCCGGCTGCAGCTTCACAAGGGGATCCAGGCGGTGGGCTATGATAATGTCTATTACTGCGATACGGACAGTATCAAGTTCCTCGGCGGCCGTTTCCCGGAGGGCCTGCGGAAGATGAACGAGGAGATCCGGAAGAAGGCCGAGGAGCTCGGCTATATCGCGAAGGTGCACGGCCGCGAGTTCGTGCCGGGCGTCTGGGAGGATGAGTCAGACGGCGCTCCCTTCCTGTATAAGGAGTTCCGCTCCCTGGGCGCGAAGAAGTACGCGTATACTCTCGCAGATGGATCATTCCATACCGTGATCTCAGGCGTCGCAAAGAAGGAAGGCGCGAAGGCTTTCGAGGAGATGGCAAAGAAGGAAGGCTGCCGGCCGATCGACTGCTTCCGGCGGGGAGCCTACATAAGGGATGCCGGCGGCTTCAAGGCGACCTACGTCTCCGCTCCGATCAGGGATATCATGATCGACGGGCGGCCCGTGCCGGCTGCCTCCTGCATCGTCGCGGAGCCAAGAGACTACACGGTCGATATCACACCCGAGTACGACTACCTCCTGGCCCGGCTGGCGGATGAGATGGTCGAGGAGATTTGACAAAAATCCACTTGCGTTTTTGTCAAAACGGAGTTAATCTATCCGTGGGCCCGGAGCGGGCCCGGAGAGGAGAAACCAGAATGAAAGGTATCAACGAGAGAATGGTCCGCAAGGTAGCGGACCGCGCAGAAAAGGCCTGGAAGGCCGGCGAGCGCTGCAGCTTCTGGGGCTTCACCTGGTACGCGTCGAACCCGGTCGATGACTGGCACAACCTGCACGCCTCCGACGGCTCTGAGGAAAAGACCGTCGCCGTTTACCAGCGTAACGAGGCGGGCGACATCGTCAATCTGGAGGTGCTGGCATGAAGTGCGAGGATTGTCCCTGGTTCCAGTACGACGAAGGAACAGAAAGCGGTTTCTGCAGCTTTAACGACTGGCTATGGAAGCACAATGCGGACGGAAATCCGCCTTGCGTGGAAGAGGAGGACTAAATGAGCGGGAACATCAACGACTATACACTGCGCGTCATGATCGGGCAGGAGATGCTTCATATCGAATACCCGGAGAACCTCATGGACGCTCGGGCTCGGGCTCACGAATGGATCCAGGACCTGCAGGAAGAAGGGGCTGCGGATGACCCTCGCGTTCTCATCATCCCGACCGGCTGGAAGAAGCCGCTCGAGATCTGGAAGCCGCGCCGGCTGCAGGACGACCTGCTGGCCGAGCGGCTGGAGGTGGTCAGATGAGCGCCCGCGTGACGGTCATCGGATCGCCGGAGGATCCGATCCGGGTGACGAAGGTCCCGGAGGATGATCTCCTGCCCTACGCGCTGGAAGTGGAGACCGTGGTCCCGGCTCATAACAGGATCGCGCTCTGCTGGTATGACACTCTCGAGGAGGCGCGGGCCGGCTATGAGGCTCTCGTGAGGGCGGTCAGAGATGGCGCCCTGGAAAGGAGGAAAGAGTGAAGAAAGTACTCGCAGGAACGACGGCGGAGGACATCTCTCACGCCGGCGGCTGGCTGCAGGTGGAGACCGGAGGGAGGCCATTCCACATCATGTTTGAGAAGGTCGGGACCATCCGGGCGCAGGTCCTGGATCCGGAGGATATGGTCCCGGCCAGGGCGGTGCTGGTGATGAGCCTCCCCGGTCCTCTCGTGTTCGTCTCTCCGACTACGAACGAGGAGAGCGAGCTGATCGGGAACATCGGAGACTGGATCCTGCTCTACCGCAGCGGAGCAAAGGAAGTTATCGTCAGGATCCTGCCGGGGCTCCTGGAGGACTTCCGGGCGAAGGAGCTCGCGAAGTTTGCCACGCCGGAGGATGAGGAGGCGTTCTATTGGGAAGGCGGCCATCCGATGATGTGCACCCAGGAAGAAGACGAGGAGGTCGTCGGATCGGTTCCCATCTTCACGGAAGGAGGGCATCCGGCATTATGAAAGGATATAAGCGGCACGACTTCTACATCCGCGTGAAGAAGGCAGGGGAGCCCATCCTGGAAGAGCACACCGGCGGTTATATCACCGTCCGCGATGGCGTGACCTACGCCTGCGAGCGGCAGCCGGTGGAAGGGAAGGACCTCCGCTGGAACGTCTGGCACGTACTGACCGGCCTCCGCGTGAACCGGGAACCGCTCCGGACAATCCAGGATGTAGAGGACTTCCTCACGAAGCTCAATCACAATGAGATCCGGAAGGTTACCGACTTGATGCGTAAGCAGGCCGTAGCTCATGGTGGTGACTCGTTCGACGTGTATTTGCCAGGAGGCGAGACGCTCGGATGGGAGAAAGCTGTAAATGAGTTGAATACCTATGGCGACTCTGATTTATAACAACGACGGCCGCGTGGCCGCCATCATGTGCGGAGGAACCCGCAGAAAGGATTTTACTATGAGAAGACCGGCAACGACGAAGCAGCAGAAGGAAGCCCAGCAGAGAAAGATCGAGCCTATCAAGGTCGATTCCTTCCTCGTGGAGGAGGTCAGAGACACCCAGTACGGGACGTTCCTCGACCTCACTATCAACGGGGTGAAGATCTACGGATGCAAGGTGATCGAAGGGAAGGAGGGCCGCTATCCGGACTTTATCTCCTTCCCGCAGCGGAAGGGCACCGGGCGCGACGGGACGGAACGCTATTACTCCATCGTCTACGCTCCCCTCTCGGATGAGGACTCCGCGAAGATCATCGCGGAGGTGGAGAAGCAGCTCGGCGTCATCTCCGACTGATCACTTGCAAATAAAACTGAATATTGATAAGATAGGACCGGGAGAACATCCCGGTCCTTTATCGTTCCGGGATAGTCCCGGGAATGTCCCAGGAATGTCTCAGGAATGCCTGGGGAAGGAGGAAACTATGGAGGCAATCGTGCAGCTCATCCAGACGGTAGGGTTCCCGATCATCTGCGTACTGCTCTGTGGTTGGTATATCAAATACCGCGAGGACGTCAACGACCAGAAGATCACGGCCCTCTCCACCGCTCACCACGACGAGGTGAAGGCCCTCGCGGATGCCGTCGGCCAGCAGAAAGAGGCGTATCTGTCCAGTACGGCAGCCCTTACGAACGCGATCAACCTGCTCACCGCCAAGCTCGACGAGATGGAGGTGAAAGAATGATAAGCTATCTTAACGTACTGAAAGAGGCGGAGGCGCTGATCGGGCTGCAGCTGCGCTCCCTTACGGAGGAAGGCCGGCCGTATGTCACCTATCTTTACGGCGGGGACGGCAGGGTAGCGACAGAGGCGTATATTAAGTCCCTGATGGCCCTCTATCCGGTGCACTTCCGCGGACTCGACCGGGAGGCCATCATCCGGCACTGCAAGGGGACGCACGTCCTCGACTGCTCGCAGCTTATCGTCGCGCTGACGGATGCCCCGCAGGACATGAGCTCCGGGACGCTTATCTCCCGCTGCACATATAAGACCACGCCGGAGAAGGGCGTCGAGGGGAGCCTCCTCTGGAAGCCCGGGCACGTCTCTCTGGATCTGGGAAAGGGCTACTGCCTGGAGGCCGTCGGGGAGCTCCGCGACCTGCAGGTCAACAAAATAGCCGGAAGAGGCTTTACCACTTCCGGCCGTCTCCCCTGGGTGGACTACACCGGGGCCTCGGATAAGTGACCGGGGAAAGGAGGAAATGATGGCATTTACGAAGTATCCCATCACGGACTACAACAACTTAAATCTGGATTGGGTCATCCAGCAGATCATCGCCAACACGGACCAGACGGACCTCACGGCTGCCGGGCTCGCGTCGGCGGTGTCGGATATCCAGATCCTCCAGGCGAAGGTCCAGGAGCTCGAGCTCGACGAGGCCGCGAAGTATTTCGAGATCCCTCAGACCTACGGCGCAAAAGGCGACGGAGCAACGGATGATACACTGGCGGTCCAGGCAGCGCTCGACGCGTCGCACACCAACGGGAAGCCGGTCTACATCCCGAAGGGGACCTACTACTGCGCGACGCCGCTCTTCCACACGGACGATGAGCACATCTCCCACTCTCTCCGGTACTATTCGGATCAGATGATCTTCGGAGCTGCCGGCGCTAAGTTCGTAGCCGGGCCTACGACCTCGCACTTCCTGAGCCCTTATAACGCCGACAACGCCGGAAACTATGACGGGATCCACGACGTCCGGCTGATCGGCTTCGAAATCGAGGGACTGGCATCCGCTCCGGCTCAGTGCCTGCTCACGACCTCGCACTGCGACCGGATCCTTATCCAGGGCCTGACCTTTAAGGGCGGTTCGATGTTCCATCAGATCGAGTTCAACTCGACGCGGAACGGCATCATCTCGGATTGCGTCTTCGGACCGATGCACAACAGGACCTATAATACGGAGTGTATCCAGTTCGACTCGGCCGTCGGATCCGGGAACCACGGGCTGAACGATAACACTCCCTGCGACCAGAACATCGTCACCAACTGTATCTTTCATGATCTTAACTGCGTCGCCATCGGGAACCATAACCAGAACGCGAACAGGAATACGCTGATCACCGGCTGCCTCTTCCATCAGACTACGCTCCCGGTCGATAACAGGGGTATCATCCATTTCTTCCCGGGTGTATTCATCACGGTGTCCGGCTGCACATTCTTAGGTGTCGATGCTACGGTCCCGGCCATCGTAGCAAATCGCGGCTACGCGAACGGCTGCACATATAACGGCGCCGGGATCCCTGTCACGCTTGCCCAGGCAAACGCCTATGACATGACAAACGGCGAGCAGTATACGCTCCTCGGAAAATTCTTCTCTGATGTCTCTCAGCTCGACACCAAAGAAGGGAGCGTGCGCCTGCAGTCATACTCGCAGAACAGCACGAACAAGCCGAGCGGCTACGGAGGCGTCGCGGTCAAGCTCAAAGCCTGGGAGGCGGGCGGCGTTGATCTGGCTGTCGACAGGAAGGCCCGCGCCTTCCTCCAGAGCTATGCCGACGCCGACGGCACGCCTCAGGGGTGGCATGAGCTCATGAGGACGATGACGATCGGGGGAACCGGCGACCTGAATAACTACGTCGCCAACCAGCCCGCCGGGACGCTGGTCGCCTGGTGCTACGATAACGGCACGACGAACACGCCAGTAGTCGGAGGCGGCATCTGCATCTCCGCGAAGAATCCGGGTGATGGCAGATACGGCGCTCATCTGGTCCTGTCGAACAATGGCATCTTCGGCCGGCTCTACTCTGCCGGCGGATTCGCGAGCTGGAAGCAGCTCGTCCCGTAAGCATAAACAGGAAGCCCTCCGGGAGATCCCGGAGGGCTTTTGTATTGCCTTTGATGTTCCTTTGTTAATACACGCCGAACGTAAACTCCGCGACCGTCTCCTCCGCGATCATCTCGACGAGGTTCCAGCGGCTGCGGAGCTCCATCTCGGACTCCAGCATCTGCTGCGAGGTGGTCACGCCGATATTGCCATGCACCCGGTAGTTCTCGAAGGTGCGCGTCGTGCCGGTCGTATCCTCGACGGAGGTGTTCGGGGTGTTGACTTCCCGGGCCCTCGGCGAGTAGTCGCTCGCGTCATAGGCGGAGACAGACGTCTCGGAGGTGTTCGTCCCGGTGGTGCTCATGCTGCCGGAGCGCTGGTCCTTCCAGCCGCCTTCCTCGTGCCGGTCGTAGTTCTCGAGCGGCTCATATTCCAAGGCCAGGGCGGAGGCCATTGCGGACCACGCCGGCATCCGGAGAGCCGACCAGGCAGCGAGCGCTCCGCGCATCGCCTCCGGGTCCGGCCAGAGGACGCAGCGGTCCGTTCCTTTTAAAATGATGGCATTGATAACCGTGTCACGGTCCAGCTCAGCCGGCAGCGAGAAGGTCGAAAAGAGATCAGGATCCCAGGCCAGCAGTCCCTGGAAGGTCATCGTCGCTTCCATCTTCTCCTCCTTTCTCCGGATCCATCCGGAGAGTAAACTTAAGATCCAGCGCCGGGAACATCTCCCGCACGCGTTCCGCGTCCCTGTTCAGGTTCTCCAGCCAGAGGTTCACGAGCGCCTGGGACTCCACGCTGTACACGTTCACCTCGTCAGTCGTGAGCCGCTCCCTCTTCTCGGAGTTCGCGAAAGGGATCCCGATCTCCGCGTCGAACGCGTTCATGATGGCGCGGAAGTTCCGCAGCATCTCCGGCGCGACATAGTTCGCCCGGAGGTCCTGGGCGAAGGTGACGATGTGGTCCTTGATGTTCCCGATCTTTCCGCCGAGATCCTCGACGGCGACCGCCGGCTGGCCGGACATTACCTTATCAAAGACGGCCTGCAGCGCTTTTGTCATCGCTTTCTTATCCGAGAGCAGGAGATAGGCGAGCTTCGAGTTCTGGGTGTTCATCACGGCCGCCTCCCAGGTGAGGGCGAGACTCTCGGCGTACTGCCAGACGATGGAGATCCCGCCCATATAGAGCGGATCCGTATGGAGAAGAGCGCAGTCCCTGCCGATCCGCAGCTCACGGGAGGCGCCGAGCGCCGGGTTCGTGATGACGATGTTCTTCGGTTTATACCAGACGTCCAGCTCCGGGCCCCACTGGAAATACTGGCCGAGGATGCCATATTCGGCCGTATCGAAGACGGCCAGACGCCCGCCTCCGATAAGGGCGGCTTTGATATAGTCCATGTCCCAGGAGAGCGGCTCCCCTTCGATGGTGATCTGCCCGACCATCCTCTGGTAGAGCTTATCGACGAAGTAGGCAAAGGTCCAGTTGTCGAGGTTGTAGACTCCGACCGGGCTCCGGCTCACCTGCAGGAAGTCGAGCAGGGTAGAGTCGAAGGGCGGAGCGGAGACGCCTCTCGGGAATTTAGTCCTGTTACTCATAATAGAATCCTCCGTTTAAGTAGTTCATGATCTCCTCGTTCTCCGCCCGCGTGCCGGAGGTCGAGATCTCCGCGTTCTCGCAGAGGATATAGCCGGGGAGGTTCGACAGCTGCCGGACCGCGCAGAGGGGCGTCCCGTGCTGCGCGACGTCCGGATCTACGATGATCCAGTGCGTACTGACCAGATGAGCCAGCAGATTACCCCAGTGATAACCGGAGAGTCCACCCATAGTCTTAGGCTGCGGGATCGCCTGCGAGAGGGCGTTCCCGACGCTGGCCGCTGCGCCCAGGAAGTTACCGGTCAGAGCCGAAGCGATTCCTCCGACGATGGAACCGGAGGCGCCTGCCACATCTCCCCGGACGACGGCGATCGGGATAGGGACGCCGAGCTGCGTCTGAATCCGGTTGATAATGATACGGGACCCGTCCCTCTCGCGGTGCAGGCACATCTCCGCCGAGCCGTCGATGATGGAGATATCCGCCGTAAGAACGACCGCGTCTCCCGGCTGGAAGACGTCGGAGTCCAGCGGGATCTCTCCGACAAAAGGGACATCCAGATAGTGCGAAGTGTACGGCGCCGCGTTGATCCAGGGACCGATACCGGGGTCGTTTTCCTGCGGGTGTGCCGGGATGTAGATGCCGACGAGCGGCGTCGCGTCCAGGATGACGTTAAAGTTCGAGATCTGCGACGCGGTGACGGCGCTGGGCGTAGAATAGCCGCCGAGCATGATAGGACCGGTCGCCGGCGTTGCTCCGCAGATGTTCGTGATCGGGATCGGGATCCAGAACGCCGTCTTGATGTAGTCGAAGATGTGCAGCAGCTGCCCGGCGAACGTGTCGACCGTCTGGTTGATAGCGGTCGCGAACGCCTGCCCGAAAGAGTCCGCCGTCGACCATGCCGAGGCCCAGCGGGCGAAGTCCTCCATCTGGGCCGCCGTCAGAGCGTAATAAGTAAGCCCTTTCGCCTTCCCGGCCGACGTGCTGCTCTGCCCTACGACGCCCAGGATATAAGTACCGATTCCGGAGAAGATGGTCGCCTGGTCTTTCTGTGAGATATCCGGCGCCGTCCTGGTCGGGTAGAGGTTGTCGATCAGATAGGGATCCTGTTCCGCTGCCGCCCTCGTGACATACTGCGAGGAGGCTCCGATCTCCTGCTTATAGGTAGCCAGGACGTCGCAGACGCAGGAGACCGCCCACTCTCCGAGCTCGTAGGTGATGTCCGTGATCCAGTAATAGCGGGAGAACCCGGGGACAAAGAGATAATTCCCGGCCGGTCTCTCCTTCATAGTAAAAACGGGAGCCTGCAGGCTGCAGGCTCCCTTGAGTACGAAGGAGACCGGAGTCCCTGTCCCGCTGGGTCTGGCGGTGCTGTTCGGTTTCTTCGAAACCGTATAAAGGGTTCCGGTCATGTCTCCCTCCTTTACGCGATCAGGAAGACCACGCAGTTCTCGGTGTAGTCCATCCAATACCGTTTGTTGGCGTGGTACCAGATGTTCGTGTAGCGCCCGGCGACCTCGTAAGGAGCGGAGGCCACGGACTCATCCATCAGGGAGACGCCTACCGCGTCGCGGTCCATCAGAACGGCGAAGACGTTCGTCGCGGTGACAGGATCGCCGGCGCCGGTCGTGCCGTCCGCGTTGAGGATGGTCGGCGTCACGTTGATCGAGGTCGGCGCCTGGATGCTCTGGAAGTAGTCGATCGGGCGGTAGGTGATCTTCTGCAGCCATTCCTGATTGAAAAGCCCCGGCATCACCTCGGTACCGATGGCCGCCTGGATGCTGGCCGGCATGTAGAACCGCTGATCCTGTACAGGGGTGTGCCTGTACACGTCAAAACCGGTCACGCTCTTATGGAAGAGGGTGCTGCGGCTCTCCATGAGGTTCGAGACGGTCTGGATCCTGGCCGTCGCGTACTTCACGAAGTCGGACCAGTTGGCAGGGTCTCTCACGGTCGTAGGCGTAAGAGCCGGAGTGATGCCCTTCTCCGTGTTGTAGTCGGCGAGAAGGTTCACGGTCTGGGAAGCGGCCCCGCTGCCGATCACGCCGGCGACAAACGCGGTGAACGTCGCACGGGCCAGAGCCTCCAGCATCAGCTCGCGGTCGTTCTCGAAAGCCTGACGCATCCCGGCAACGAAGCCTCGGAACCCTTCCAGGGAATCGAACGCGCCGTTGATCTGGTCGTTATAGTACGTCTCGTGATAGGCGTACGCGCTCGTACCGTAGAAGTTGAACTGTTTCACCGGGCGCTTTCTGACGTCGAACATATCGGGAGTATGAGCGCCGTCAGTGAGGGAGAAGGCGCCGTCAGTTTCACCCTGCAGGATGCCCGGGACGATCTTCCGGGTGATCCAGCCGAAGCGCTGCGTGTCGGCTACCAGCTCGTTAAACTTGCCCTGATAGGGGCGGTTGCTGATGATGGTCCGGCCGACCATCTGGGAGATCGCGCTCATGATGGGATCGTACCCGTTCACGAACGCGGTCGTAGCTACGGAGGAGAAGTCCCCCGCAGTGATCGCGGCGAGGGCGCTCTTACCGGTCGCCTGCTCGACGATGCCGTTCATCACGGTCGCGATCTGTTTCACATTTAAAGTCTCTGCCATGTTGGCCTCCTTTATATCGAGCGGCTCACATTGCCGCGACGATATCCTCCATGCTTTCCTTTCTTCCGCCCGGCTGACTTAAGTTTGCCAGGGCGGCGGCCTGCAGCTTTTCCACGGTCGCGGTCAGCTTCTCGACCTGCTTCGCCAGCGCGTCCTCCTGCGGGGTGGGAGCGTTCTCCGGAGACACGGGCGCCGGCGCTTCCGGCTCCGGAGTAGCGGCCGGAGCCTCCGCGGGAGCCGCCTCCGGCTGCTTCACTGGCTCCGCGTTCCCTCGCTCCTGGTCGAGCTCGATGATCTCGCCCAGAGTAAAGCCTGCCTTCATAAGATAAGACACTTCTGCTTTCGTCATGGTTCCTTGATTCCTTTCGTTATAGTATTTTCTGAAGGAGATACTTACATTCTATCGACTCATAAAGGACTCCCTCCGCCAGGGCCTCGTGAATATAAGGGAAGTCCCGCAGCAGCTCGCGCCTGCCGGCAGCATCGGGAGTGTAGTCCGGCACACTGCCGGACCGGTGCCGGCTCGCGTAGAGCTCGTCCCGGCGCTTGTGAATATAGAGAGTAACCTTTCCGCCGACGGTGAAGAGGGGATTATACTCGCGTATAGGGCGCCTCCTGACGTCTGAGAAATCGTCGTAAGCAAATTCATTATCAAGCGCCATTCCCGCGTACTGGGAGCCTCCTATGAGCTTATAGAGGGCTGTCCCGCGCTTCCGGTCACTGACCGGGCTGCCGGCGAAGTCCCAGATCTCGACAAGGCCGTCCTCGCTGGTCCAGGTCGTGATGCCCTGGGATCTCATCCGGACGATCACCGGGACCAGCTCGAGGGAGATCAGGAGCTCCGAGTTTAAGCTGTCCGAGTTGGAGATGTGCAGGACCTTCACCGGCGGCCGGCCGTGCAGCTCGCGGTTCCGGCCGACGGTCTCCAGCAGCGCGGACCAGATGGCAAACTCATCCCCGAACGGTACCGCGCCCGCTTTCGGAATGAACTCATCGAAGACCAGGACGTCCAGGTATTCCAGGTCGAGGCCGGTCACGTTCCCGGAGGTCGCCCAGGGAAGGACCGGACAGACCAGCTCGCCGTCCTCCGTCCGGATGTAGGTCGCCTCTTTCGTACCCTTCCAGACGCAGCCGGAGAAGCTCGGGACATTCCCGAAGGGAGCGCCGGCTTTCATCGTCGAGATCTCTTTATCCCTCCGGCGGATCCAGCCGAACCGCCCGCGAGCGTGCTCCATGCACCAGGCCGCGGCGCCGTATGTCTTACCGGTACCGCGGCCGCCGATCGCGAACACAAAGGGCGCCGGGCTTTCGAGCAGGGCTGCCATGTTTGCATATCCATTTGGTAAAAAGCGATTGTCCATAGGAGAGGGAGGGCCGGAGCGGGCTCACCAGTACGCCCCCGCCGGGATTCCGTCCCCTGGTCAGGCGGCCGGCCCTCTATCTGGAAGATATCACATAATACTATTATTGTCAATGAAAGTGCTTACAATTTGGGCGGGATCCGGCAGGGCTGCCCGGTAGGGCAGGGCGCAGCGTGCGCTTGACCTCGTTTTCTCCCGCTTGACCTCGTTTTCTCGTTCGTGACCTCGTTTGATAATATCATGTTAGTGTTTGACCTCGTTTGCTTCTTCTTGACCTTGTTTCGTTTTCTTCTAGGGGGAAAGACGATAGGAGGGGGGGGAGGGTCATGCGACTTT